TCAAGGGTTCGGCACTCAGCCTTCCGGCACTTGGAGGTGCATGGGACGCTCTACAAATGCAAGTGACGAGGACAGGGCGACATCGTGGACGAGGGTAAGTTAAATGAGCTACACATATACAACTGCAAGGAACCCAGCTTGGGGTAACGCAGCACAAACCTTCATCGAAATCGAAGTCAACTTTGACCATCTTTCAGATGAGTTTGTGGATTTTGCAGCGAATCCCCTCGACGATGAGCCGCATGGTGTTGAAATATATAACCGTGCAGTGGCTGGTGATTTTGGCGCTATTGGTGCTTATGTGCCGCCAGCAGATGTTACTGGTGAAGAGGCGATGATGCTTCTAAGGTATGAGCGTGATAAGTTACTTGCGGCATCTGACTGGATGGTTCTGCCTGATCGGACTCCTACTGCTGAACAGACAGCTTACAGGCAAGCCTTGCGTGATCTTCCCTCTAATTATCCAAATGCCTACATGACTTGGAACGAAAGTGACTGGAAATACGTATGGGCTAACGTGACATGGCCCACAGTCTAGGAGCATAATATGCGGACAGAGTGGCAGATGTGGGATAGTGTGATTCCTTCCCACGAGGTTGACACTTTAGTTGAAAGACTAGAACAACTTTCCTCTCAAGAAGCTGGCATAAGCGCACTAGGGAAGAAAGAAAATTCAGTGAGAAAGTCTTCGATAAGTTGGGTATACGACGATGTAATTAAGGCGACTTTGTGGACATACATTCAACAGGCTAACAGGTCTTCCTTTAACTTCGATGTTACACCGTTCTGCGAGGTCCAGTACACGAAATACTTTGCCGAAGAAAATGGCCATTACGACTGGCACGAAGACGTTCTGTGGGACTCCTCAAACATGTATGATAGGAAGCTATCTATGACAGTCCAGTTGTCGTCGCCCGACGAATATGACGGCGGGGAATTTGAGTTTCAACGCGCCGAACAACCTCCCTACGGAAGAAAAAGTAAAGGGACTATTTTAGTTTTTCCGTCATACCTTACTCACCGGGTTACACCGGTAACGCGAGGAACGAGAAAGTCACTGGTAGCTTGGTTCGAAGGTCCACGATGGAGATAGAATTGTCCGCATACGGAGAAATACTTGTCATAGACAACCTACTGTCCGCAGAAGAGTGTCAAGATTTCTGTAAAAATATAGATACTTTGATAGAGGGCGGTTACGCCTACGAATCGAACAATCTGATAAATAGACAAGATGAGGGCGTACATTTCGCAGAGTTAGCCAGTCTTAAGACCGTTGGACTCATTTCCAGCGCAAACACCAAAGCGTTCTTAGACAGGTTACATAATGCAGTTTTACCAGAATACCTTTCAAGATTCCCCATACTAACGCAGAGAGACCTTTGGAGTATGGATGTAAAGGGGCAGAGAACTTCTCCGGGGGGAGGATTTCACGGGTGGCACTATGAGTGCGAACGTGGCCTCAGCATGGACAGGGTACTTGCATGGACCCTATACCTTAACGGAGATTTTGAAGGCGGTGAAACAGAGTTTCTGTATCAAAACATGAGAATTACACCCGTTACAGGTAGGTTCGCAGTTTTTCCCGCAGGGTTTTTACACACCCATCGAGGAAACCCGCCTATAAAAGGCACAAAATACATACTAACGGGATGGTTCACGGACGTAAACCCATACGATATTTTAAGAGCGTAGCCGCGTGAGATCATCGCCACACTATATTATCATTGACGAGTTTTTTCCACATTTGCCGGAGATGCTAGAGCATCTAAAGGCGAGGGGGCATTGGACTTCTGATGAGCATCCCGACTTTCCTAATGCTGGCAACTGGCCGGGGAAGCGCAGCTTAGATTATCTAAAGACAGACCCGGTTCTATCTAGCCTGTTTATGACTTGTGCTGGGGAGTTTATTCCATCTTCGTTTAGTCATGCTTCGCTGTGTACGCATTACCGATACGGCACTAGCAAAGACTGGGTTCATGTAGATCAAAACCTGTGTACGGGCATTGTTTATCTGTCAGAAACAAACCAAAACAGTGGGACGTTGTTTTTTGACAATCACCCCGACAATGGCGGCACGGTTATTTTAGACGTGCCGTTTGTTCAAAACAGGTTTGTCCTTTTCTACGGTGACCCATATCATTGCTCGAAATCTAACTATGGGCAGACTGAGGGCGATTCACGGTTCACAATGAATTTTTTTGCGTACTAAAGGTGGGGATAAGATATGAAACTCGCACATGAACAAATTCCGGAACACTCATTAAAAGTCGCAATGGACCTTGAGGCGCATGAAAAAGAGTGCGCTATGTTTCGTGAGTTGGTTCACGGGAAGTTAGATTCGTTGGACAAGCGAATGTGGCGGCTCGAGGCTATGATAATGGGAAGCACTGTTTTGGTCGTGGCTATGGTCGTCTCGGTGTTTATGGGAATTAAATAATGGCAGAAAAACCCGAATTTGAAAAGACCACAGAAGAACTGGCAGCAGAGGCGGGCACCGAAGCTACGCAGGTACAGCCCATCCTTCAAACAGTCGATAGTGCGTCTGAGCTTCTTCCTGCGGACACAGCGCAGCTAACTACCACTCCGGGGCAGATGCCCGGTGTAGATCCGTCTCTTCTTTCTACGGCGGATATGTCACAATACCAAGTTGAACAGCGCACTAAACCCGCTGACTCAGCTACGGGGCAGATTGCCGCCACGGAAAGTGCTTTAGCCACCACTCAAGCCCTTGGAGATCCCGATGCGGCACAGTCCCAATTCACTGCTTCTGATCTGATTGATCTCGACGCCATATCGTCGCAAGCTCTTTCCCAAGAGGCTTTCGCTACGGCGGCTACGGACGAGCTAGACGAGCGGGCCACCGTTCAATATCAGCTTGGGGATTTGTTCAAGGGAATTGAGGACGGCAAGCCTCTCCCCGCTTGGGCTTCCGGTCCTGCCCGAAAAGCTACCGCAATCATGCAGCAGCGCGGTCTTGGGGCTTCTTCGATGGCTGCTGCGGCTATTACTCGTGAGGTTATGGAATCGGGCATATCGATTGCCTCGCAAGACGCCCAAATGTACGGTGCTGTCCAAATGAAGAATTTGGATAACAGGCAACAGGCGGCTTTGCAGAACGCTTTGCAAGTAGCCACGATGGACAGGCAAAACGCTGATGCCCGCACAAAAGCAGCCATATCCAACGCACAAGCACTGCTTTCTATTGACTTGAAAGAACTTGACGCAAAGCAGCAAAGCAACGCACTGAAATATAGCGCCGCAACACAGGCCGCTCTATCAGACGCGGCTGCGGAGAATGCTCGACGCCAGTTCAACGCAAAAAGCGAATTGCAAGTGGAAGAGTTCTTTACTGAATTGGGTGTGCAGATTGACACTGCTAACTTAAACCGCGACGTGGCAGTCAAGCAGTTCAATATCAACCAAGAGAACGCCTACAAAGAATTCAACGCATCTATGGCAGATCAGCGTGAGAAGTTTAACGCCAACATGAAATTTGCCATAGATCAATCCAACGTTCAGTGGCGTAGGCAGATTAACACAGCGAATACAGCCACGCAAAACGAAGCCAATCGTATCAACGTACAGAACAAGTTCAACGCCTCTCAGACGGCTATGAATCAGTTGTGGCAGATGTACCGCGACAACGCAACATTTAATTTCACTATGGCAGAGAGCGAAAAGCAGCGCCAGCACGAGACTATGCTGAAATCTCTCGAAGTATCTGCCACTGAAAAGTTGTACAACGATCAGCAGCGATCTGATATCGCAAATAACCTTATCAAGGTGATCGGGAATTGGAGCTAGTATGTTTGACAAGGGATTAAAACTTTTTAACGTAGTCAAGGAAAACTTCGGAGAAGCTTTCGAGTTATTTCAGACGGGTGCCCAGTTTTACACTGCCGTAGCGGGTGCAGATGCTGAAAAAGAACAAGGCGGCTTTATGCCGAAAAAAAAGTTTAACTTCGACTCATCTATCCCTACTCCTCGCGCCCAGTTACGCACTATGGATGCCCCGGTAGGTCTTAGAAATCCGAATATTCAATCGGCCTACAGGTACTTTGCGGACAACGTTGCTAGAGACACAAATCTTAGCCGCATCGTGGCTCAAAACTACAAAGCGGGCATCTCTCGCAAAAGAGTAAGCACACAGCAGACTATTGAAGAGGGTGGATACGGCGGAACAACATTGGGAAGCGCCCGTGCTTCACGGGTAAATCGCAGCACTTTCCGCTCCCGCCTCTAGTAAAGGACAAGATTAGATGTTCAAAGGCTCTGATAAAAAGGACGTTCAGAGGGGTGCCATCGAGTCCCGCGATCCGTTCGCCGCAGCCCCTCCCGGGATATCCCTAACCGTAGACAATCAAAACTGGCCGTGGGGTAATCCCCCTCAAGAAGTTGACGTAGATATCATCCTTGAGGATGCCACTTCCAAGATTGACAACGACGAAGTGTTTCGAGAGGAACTGCTAAAGCTTCTTGTGGCGGGAATCTCTGTAGAACACATCGTCGAAGCTTGGGTTATGGACGGCTTCGAAACAGGCAAATTCACACTTGACGCGGGCCTTCTTGCGAAGGGTCCGCTTTCTGTGTATGTGGCGTACACCGCAGAACAGTACAACGTTCCGTACCGCATGTTCGAACAAGACGATCCTACCGCAGGGGATCGGATGGATAACAAAGAGTATCTTCGCCTTCTGAAAACAAACAATCCAAAGATGTTTAACGAGATGCGAGAAACAATCAACAAGACTATCCGCGACGGATACGACAAGGTTGGCAGGGCAAGTGCAGAAGCTCCCCAAGAGGCTCCCGCCCCCGAAGGATTCATAAATATAGAAGAGGAGTCGCTAGATGGCTGATCCTATCACTATGGGCGTTATTGGCGGTGTCCTTGAAAGCATACTTGCAGGGCAAGCAGCGGAAAAAGAGGTCGAGAAAAAAAGGGCTGAAAAGGCTGCGGCCCGATCTGAAACGGCGCATGAAAATTTAATGGCCTCTCTCACTGACCCCGTGTCTGCTTTCAACTTTGTAATAGCTAAGGACGTTGATCCTGCTATTGGCTCTATCTTCAATAGCTTGTCTCTTGTGGAGCAGTCCACAGTGTATAACTACGCCTCGCGAGATTTACCTGTCCCCGACAGGGAACAAAAAATTCTGTCTAACATAAATACTGCCGGGGAAGCTCGGTCGTTTATGGGCAACAAAGAATTGTTTAGTAACTTCAGCCCTACCACGAAAGCTATCATCACAGCGAGAGCAAGTCAGCCTATTGGTACAGTCGAAAAAGATATCCTGTCCTTTAGCGGCACCCGAGAAGAAACAATCAGACACTTTGAGTCCTTTACCGGCCTGTATCCGCAGGACAGTCCTTTCGGACGTGTGCTACGCAGTAAAATAAGCGGCCTCATGAGTATTCCCAAAGATCCTGTCGCATACGAACCTTTGAATTTGACTCAGATAGAGTCGCAGCTTAAAGCCGCACAAGGCGAAGATGCTGATCCCGGAGCAATGAAGGGTGTTTTGTCTCAAATAGCGTTGGCAAAGTCTCGTATTGCACCCTTTATTTTCGATCCGAAGGCGAAAACTTCTGAGGAAAAGGGCGACGATGTTCCGTATATGAAGGGTGCTGATCCGAAAGCAGTGAACGATCACATTGTTTTGACGATGATGCAAAAGGCGTACGCTCAGTCTGCCGGAAGTGGCGATGCAGACGTTGACTTTACGTCGTTGCTGGACCAAGCTCTAAAACAGCTAGAAGACTTGAAGGACACTGGACCGGGAGCCGCTCGACTTGAAGCGTCGGGTGCAGCAGCAATTAAATCCTTAACGGATCTTGGGTTTAAACCCGAAAACGCCACTCCCGAGCAGATTATAGCGTTCACTCAACTCCAACAATACGCGCAAGACTTCGAAGACGTAGACAACGACACTACGACATTCGGTACAACGAATCCTCTCAAGCTGGATAAGCCCTTCGACAATCCTCTTCAATCGCTCATGAACATGGATAGAAGGTCTGATCTAGGAGAGATCTACAAAAATCTAGACGCAAAAGAACAGGGTGAATTCGAAGCTCTTGTCAAGCAGCTTATGATTCTTGACAATCAGCAGACACGCACGGCAACAACAAGGCAGGGCGGCACCACAGAACAACGTCCTCAAACTAACTTTATAGACGTTCTACCCCGGATGTACCAAGAGTTACCGTTTGTCCGCAAGTTCATCCACGAAAATCTTCAATACGCAAAACCGGGGGAGCTTTCCTCCGGCGTTCAAACCGTTTCTGTCCCTCAACTTGAAGACGATGGGGTTACTCCCCTCGGCACTGATTTCTTCCGGGTAAACGACTCGCTAGTTATCGAGGCCAACGAAACGGTCAAGGCTATCGCGAAGAGCCAAGGAAAGACGCCTCAAAATCTTTTCTTGACAGACGGCATTGCCTATGGTATGATCGACAACGGTTCTCAAGATCCTCTTCGTCTGTTTGAAGCGGCAAAGGGGTATCAAGATGCGGGTCTGTTTACTCGCACCGATACGGATTTGAGAACCAGCCAACACGCCACTCTCGCAATGGTTCCGGTTAGTCGGGGTATCACTGATCGCAGAGATCAGCTTTCCCTCATCGCTATGAATATGAGTTCCGATCTTCCAAAACAGTATCAGCCGGAATTTGGAACAGTGGGAATCACCCCGGAACAGTACACCGCGTTTATTCAGACAGCGACTGGCAGATCGATTGACCTAGAAGATATCGGCCAATCAAAAAACAACAGTGAAAATTTTCTTAACACTGCTGACGAGGTTGAGTTCTATCTCGCCAACAGATTGCCTCCGGGATCACGAGCCTACGACGAACTAGCCGCCTTCCTTCTTAACGTCTTTAAGGTTGAGGACTCCTTTTTTAAGCAGGTTGCAACGGGCGTTATGAGAACGGTTAAGACGGTCATAGATCCCGACAGTGAGACTCTCTTCCGAGAGCAGGACATGTTTGTGGAAGAGGGCCAAAGCGCCAGTGACGTACGAAAATCAATTATCGCTATGTCCGAAAAATTTATGGACAATAACTTCCTCGGTGTGAATGCCCAATTAAACGCGGCACTTGTAACTTTGGCCTACAACTACGCCAAGACTATGGACCCGTCGGGAAGAATTTCAGAACGAGATTTTTCGGCGGCACTTGAGGCTGTGTCTGCGGGTCGATTCGATACTCGCGAAACTCAGATCGCCACTGTTAGGCGCTTGATCAGCCAAGCACAAGACAACGTAATATTCCACGGCATGATGTTTGACGTGGCCTCATCCGTGCGCGGAGGTTCTCGGACGTACCAACTTTCCAAGGACAACATTCGTAACATTCGTGCGCTGCGTTATTTTGATCCGTTGAAAAGAGTGACCCGTGGCATGAACACTGTCAGAAGTCACACGGACGTAGTAGAACGAGCGGGTTCAGGGTACATCCAAGATAAGGCTTGGCAGTCTATGTTCGCGATAGACGACAGCGCAGCAGCCACTGAATTCGGTGACATTGCAGTGGACAACGGCATCAGCGTTCTGAAAATGCGTGTGGGCCGTGACACTCTTTCACATCCGATGGGTAGCGGTGTCCCCATCTACTTCTTTAAGGATTCCGGCAAAGTCCTTACCCCACGTCAAATCAGAACTTTCCAAGAAATGAGTAGGGCAATATAATGGCTGACAGCACGTCTGAAACCATTTTTACTACCGATAAATTTACCGGTCCCACAGAGCGTATATTCACTACAGGTATGCCCGCTGAGACAGGGGCCACTTATCAAGAATTCGTGGGTCAGCAGACTGAGGCCGGAACTTTCGAGGATATCAAACAAGACCTGTCGGCTAATGTGGCCTCTAGGTTTCTTGAGCTTGGCTTGCAAGGCGATGTCAAAGACATAAACGGTAAAGACATCAATCTAGATAGCTACTTTGGAAACAACCTTCCTGTTTTTCGGAAAGACATGAGCGGGCTGTACTCCTCTGCACAAGAGGCGTACAAACGCGAAAAGGATGGCACTGCCACCCCGGAGGACACAGCACTGCTTGGCCGTGTTCGTGACCCACAGGGCACTGTTATGCGTACCATCAACAGCCTCTCGATAGGTCATCCCGTTCTCAGCAAAGGCTACATTGAGACCGGCACATTTCCTCGCAACTCACTGACAGGCGAGATCGAAGGACTGGATATTATCCCGAAAAGCGTGTTTGATGAGGGCGGTCTTGGGCCACTCGGCGTAGATACCCCTCGCGACATAGCAACACGCAGGGCCGAAGATGGGGAGAAGCTTCTAAGGTTCGCTCGAAATCATCCGGATCTGCAAAGCAACGAGGTCATTCAGCGGGCTGTCGTACAAGCTATTGAGGGCGACATACTGGATGTTACAGCCGAAAGGTTGTATAATCTTGCCAGCGCAACAGAGGAAGGTGTGCGCCACTATCTGCCTCGTTTCGGCAGGTGGGCAGCAGCCTCCGTACTGTCCACTGTTTCCTTCGGGCTGACGGATGAACTTATTCGGCCCATGACGGAGGAAGACATAGCTCAAGACTTGGCGTCTGTTCGCAATAGCGCCTTTTTTGCAAATCGACAAGAAGTTCTTAACGACATGATTCGCGATCAACTCGTGGAGATGGGCTACGAAGATGCTATGCGAGAGGCAGGATACCTCGAAAAGCAAGAGGTAGATGGCGTCGAAAGATACACAAAGAACTTTGTATCGAGTGACTTTGCGGAAGGATTTTTCGAGCAGGTATTCGACAATCAAACCTTCGTCGAAAAGATGGCATCTCTTGCGCTAGAAAACGTCGGAGCTTATGCCGGAGTAAAAGCCCCTATCCAAGGAACCGCCAACGCACAGCGTATGATTCGTAGGCAGATAGATAACGTAAAGGGACGCCCATCCGGCTTCAAAACAAGAGATGGCTTTGAAGTACCGCAGAAGTTTTCCATTGCAAGCCCGCAGGAGCAACTGGCAGTATCAGCCGAATACGCAGCTTTGCGCGGTATCCCTCTGCAAGAGGCGGGCCGACAGCTTGCCATGATGAATAAATCTGCTAATTTTTGGAATAAGTGGACGGCGGGTCGCATTGTAGACAGGCTGGGCGTAGAAGCCAACAGACAAGCAGTGGCAGCAGCGGGCATGGAGTCCGTAAAAAGAATATCTTTACTGCAGACTAAATCCCGTAACGCCGCTCTTCGGGGACAGAAAAGCGACGTACTGAAATATCAAGAACAAATCCGAATGGAACGTGCCTATCAAAACTGGCGGATGGTGAAGGCCGCTGCACCTATGGCTAAGTCTTACGGCATCTCCCCCGCTTTTGACACCTTTATGGCAGGTACGCAAGTTGCCATGCGAGAAGTAATGGGGCCGGTAGGTGAGGCTGTTGGTGCGGGCGCTCTGTTAGCGGGCATGGGCACTCTCCAACTTTTCGACATGAAATTCCCCAAGGCTATCCCTATTGTTGGGGGTCCAGCAAAAAGATTGGCATTCTCAGCTAAAGTGGGCGTAGAAGACGCTCTTGCCTTCTTCTTGGAGTTCAACAGCATTGGGGCTAGAGGATACGCCCAAGGCATTCTTGTCAACCCGGGTCTGCGGGGTCTTATGGGCGCTGCCCCTGAAGAGCTTAGTAAAATACTATCTCCGGGTCAAATGAAGAAGCTAGAAGATTTCAGCAAAAGAATGTTTACGGGCATGAACCCGATGATGCGGGAGACAATGCTGGATTCTATGGATACCGCCTTTCAAGATGTTGAGAGAATAGTGTCGTCGTTCACTCCGTACCTTGATATCGAAATGCTAC